ACCCATACAGCTATGAAGCAGCAAAAGGCGATGTTAATCGCCCTGATCGTCATCTGTTTAACCGTCATAGTGACGGCACTGGTAACGAGGAAAGACCTCTGCGAGGTACGAATCCGAACCGGGCAGACGGAGGTCGCTGTCTTCACAGCTTACGAACCTGAGGAGTAAGAGACCCGGCGAGGGAGAAATCCCTCGCCACCTCTGATGAGTCAGGCATCCTCAACGCACCCGCACTTAACCCGCTTCGGCGGGTTTTGTTTTTTCCTGGCATTCTGGTTTACAATTCGCACGTCAGCCTGAACACCTGACACCTGCTGCGCCAGCAGAGAAAACAGATGGTGCACAAAACCAAATTTCACAATTCTGATACCGACCTTGCCATCCGGCATGGGCGGCGTTCACACGCATTTAAAACCGACTGGTACCAACACCCACCATGTACTGAAGAACAGGCCGAATGGCTAATTCATAACTACCGCAGACGCGGATACGAGATTAAGAAAGCCCTCAGCCTCGATTATCGTCACTGGATAATCTATGTCAGGCTCCCTTATTCCGAACGCCCACCGCGTCCGTCCCGCACATTCCAGCAACGCATCTGGAGGTAACGTGCGGGTATTACTTCGACCTGTTCCGGTACCGGAACTTGGGCTGGTGGTGCTAAAACCGGGCCGTGAATCCATGCAGGTATTTCATAACCCTCGAGTTCTGGTGGAGCCGGAACCGAAAAGCATGCGCGGTCTGCCGTCCGGAGTCGTTCCTGCTGTTCGCCAGCCGCTGGCGGAGTATAAATCATTACTGCCATTTTTCAGCGATGAGCGGGTGATTCGTGCTGCTGGTGGTGCTGGTGCATTGTCTGACTGGCTGTTACGCCACATTAAATCCTGCCAGTGGCCTCATGGTGACTACCATCACAGTGAAACCGTCATACATCGTTACGGTACCGGCGCGATGGTGTTGTGCTGGCACTGCGACAACCAGCTGCGTAACCAGACTTCCGAATCACTCGGGCAGCTTGCTCACCAAAACCTGTCAGCATGGATGATTGATGTCATCCGCCACGCAATGAATGGCACGCAGGAGCGGGAATTATCGCTGGCTGAATTATCCTGGTGGGCAACCATAAATAACGTAGCGGACGCACTACCGGAGACGGTGTTACGTCGTTCACTGGGATTACGCGCGGAAAAAATTCGCTCAGTATACCGCGAGAGCGACATCGTGCCGGGAGAGCAGACCGCCACCAGCATGCTGAAGCAGCGCACAAAAAATATTGCGCTACTGCCTCACGCCCACCAGCAAAACCCGCCACAGGAAAAGACGGTGGTAAGCATTGCCGTTGATCCGGAGTCACCGGCTCAGTATCTCCAGCGCCAGAAACCACGACGGGAAGAGATGCCTGTATACACGCGTTGGGTAAAAACGCAGAAATGCATGACGTGTGGTAATCAGGCAGATGATCCGCATCACATCATTGGTCATGGACTGGGAGGGATGGGAACAAAGGCTGATGATTTGTTTGTTATTCCGCTGTGCCGTAAATGCCATAGCGAACTACACGCCGGGGTAAAAGATTTTGAAGAAAAACACGGCAGCCAGCTGTTGTTGCTGATTCGTTTTTTAATGCACGCGAGAAATTCGGGTGTCCTGAAGTGGAAAGCATGAATGACTGAACGCATAGAATTTGTTTTGCCTTACCCGCCAACGGTGAACACTTACTGGCGACGTCGTGGCAGCACATATTTTGTATCAAAAGCCGGTGAGCGTTATCGCCGTGATGTGGCGCTTATTGTTCGCCAGCAGCGGCTGAAATTAAACCTGTCCGGAAGGCTGGAGATAAAGATTATTGCAGAGCCACCGGATAAACGTCGTCGTGACCTGGACAATATCCTGAAAGCACCACTGGATGCGCTGACGCATGCCGGACTTCTCATAGACGACGAGCAGTTTGATGAAATCAATATTGTGCGCGGTCAGCGCGTTCCTGGGGGACGGCTGGGCGTGAAGATTTACAAAATTGAGAGTGAGTGATCGTAAATATGATATACCCGGAAATTACAGGCAAAAGCGGCGAGCATTTACGTCTAAAAACGCTGGAAGCCGTCTGGATCCAGGGGAAATTACGGATGTGGGGGCGTTGGTCGTATATAGGTGGTGGCAAACCAGGAAATATGTTCAATCAGTTGCTGGCATCCAAAAAACTGACAAAAACCGCAATCAATGAAGCCCTGCGTAGAATCAGGGAGTCAGGGATTGATAAACCAGAGCTGGAAGCATTCTTGCGAGAGATGATCGCTGGCAGACAGAAGAGCTGGTTGTCTCACTGTACTGATGCAGAGGCGTTACGCATTGATGGGGTGATAAGTAAAGCGCTTGCACGTTATCCTGGATTGATTGATATCCTGCGGCAAAGGTACGAAGGGCGGGGGATGAGTAAACGCAAAATGGCTGAATTGTTGAATGAGGTGCACCCGGAATGGTGTTTTAGTACATGCGAAAAGCGAATTGCTAATTGGTTGGCTGTTGCTGAATATGCGCTATACATCCCTATGCGAGAATCGTTTGCTCAAAAAATGTCTTGATTTTTTACGCATAAACTGTTTCAATCCAGCTACGCTTCGCAAAGCTATACCGCGAGGCGAATAGCAGACATGGACACCTGAAAGAACCCGCTTTATGCGGGTTTTTTTATGTCTGAAAAACGGCACAGAACATTAAACGCGCTGGTAGTTGTGAATACTGGTCTTTCAGCTTGCTGGCTTTTTCGACAAGAGGTATTGGTATGTCACGTTAACCGGAAAAGGGAAAAAAGCATGCTAAAACAGCAGGATATGACCGAAACCGCCAGAGTGGTGTTTAATGAATTAAGCGTCACCGAACCGGCGACCGTCGGGGAAATTGCGCAGAATACTTACCTTTCACGCGAACGCTGCCAGTTAATACTGACTCAGCTTGTTATGGCGGGTCTGGCAGATTATCAGTTCGGTTGTTACAGACGCCTTCCGCAGTGAAGGCTTTTTAATTTGTGGTAATGGGCGGCTGGTGGGTGTTAGCGGCACCTGCCAGCCATCTGCTCATGCGTTGGGGTCACAAGCAAACCTCAGGCCCATCTGCTTTGCGCAAAAGCGGTATGAGCCTATCAGAGAAGTGCTTATTGATCTATGATTAATACTGTAAAAATATCCAGTTGTGAGTTAATCAACGCTGATTGCCTGGAATTTATCCAGACCTTACCGGAAAACTCTGTCGATCTGATAGTCACAGACCCGCCATACTTTAAAGTGAAGCCCGAGGGCTGGGATAACCAGTGGGAGGGCGACGATGATTACCTGAAATGGCTGGACCAGTGTCTGGCGCAGTTCTGGCGGGTACTGAAGCCTGCCGGAAGTCTTTACCTGTTCTGTGGTCATCGCCTGGCATCTGACACCGAAATCATGATGCGTGAGCGCTTTAATGTGCTGAACCACATTATCTGGGCGAAGCCGTCCGGACGCTGGAACGGGTGCAATAAGGAAAGTCTGCGGGCGTATTTTCCGGCAACAGAGCGCATTCTGTTTGCAGAACATTATCAGGGACCGTATCGCCCGAAAGATGATGGCTATGTGGCACAGGGGCGCGAGCTAAAACAGCACGTCATGGCCCCGCTGATTTCTTACTTTCGTGATGCGCGTAAATCACTGGGAATAACGTCAAAACAGATAGCGGAAGCCACCGGAAAGAAAAACATGGCTTCGCACTGGTTTGGTACCAGTCAGTGGCAGTTACCGAACGAGGGTAATTACAACAAATTGCAGGCGTTGTTTGCGCGTGTTGCGGCAGAAAAACATCAGCGCGGGGAACTGGAAAAGCCACACCACCAGCTGGTCAGCACATACAGTGAGCTGAACCGGCAGTATACGGAACTGCTGAGTGAATATAAAAATTTGCGGCGGTATTTCGGTGTGACGGCGCAGGTTCCGTACACCGATGTCTGGACGCATAAACCGGTGCAGTACTATCCAGGGAAACATCCGTGCGAAAAACCGGCAGAAATGCTGCAGCAGATAATCAACGCGAGCAGTCGTCCGGGAGACCTGGTTGCAGATTTTTTTATGGGTTCAGGTTCAACGGTAAAAGCGGCGATGGCACTGGGGCGTTGTGCGATTGGTGTTGAGCTGGAGACAGGACGTTTTGAACAGACAGTCAGGGAAGTTCAGGATTTAATCGTTTGAAACGGATGGGATTGCAGAATTAATTACGCACCATTATTATTCTGCTACCGGCCCTTTAGCTCAGTGGTGAGAGCGAGCGACTCATAATCGCCAGGTCGCTGGTTCAAATCCAGCAAGGGCCACCATCACATACCGCCATTAGCTCATCGGCAGAGAGCGTCAGCTTTCGAAACTGGCTGTGTGGGGCCCGGGTCCCCGATGGCAATCCATTATCTGCATTATGCGTTGTTAGCTCAGCCGGACAGAGCAATTGCCTTCTAAGCAATCGGTCACTGGTTCGAATCCAGTACAACGCGCCATATTCATTCTTCCAGATTTCTTCCGGCAGAGCCTTATACTGGAATATACCTGGCTCAGGATATTGTTGAAAATATTATATGTTTGTCAAAAATAAAAGTTCTGTTAAGTATTGATTGAGTGTTTGTTATACGGTCTAATGGTTTTTTCAGTATTAAATATTTATCATTCATATGGTGTGGGTAGAGTGAATATTGATGAGGCGTCGGGGTGTTTCATCCTTAGGCAGCGTATTGATATAGTCAATGCAGCACGAGCAAAGGCCTTCAGCCGTTTGACAGTTTTGTTCTGTACTCCTGATCGTCTTTTGGGAAGAGACGTTATTATTCTGAATAGTGATGCTATACAGAGGGTTTGCGATGAGTTCATGGTTGCTAATTCAGAATTATTTGCTCTTGTTCAGGAGTACAACAGAATAGCCAGGACCTGTGGTATGGATGAACTTCGGATTACTCATCTGGGGTAGATACATATCTGGATTATCACCTGTTACGGTAAAAAGTGATTGCTTACTGTTTTTGTGAATGGCATTGCAGCAGCCGGATAATGTCAGTGCTGGCTGACGGTGTGCTGGTGGCGGGTGTGGTGGTTGTTGCTTTCCCGTTGCTGAAAAAGAAAACGCCAGACTGTTAGCCGGGTATCAGTTAGCGGGAGAAATTTTTAAATACTTCACAATTCAGGCGGTTGACTGTTGTCTGGTTTGCGGGGAGTTTGTTAAAAGAAACTGGCATGGTGAATCCCCCTGTGCGGTGGGGCAATCAGCGAGTAGGTATATGGGATAATCGCGGATTCAGGTGCTGGTACTGAATTCACCGGGAGGCACCCGGCACCATGCAATGGCACATAGCGCCACTCTCCAGCCCCTCTCCGGAGGGGCTGTTTATATTGATTTTGTCAGATGTGAGTAAACTCCTTATGGACTTTGTTGTTTTAGTCCATAAGGACATATTTGCAGAGTGCAACGGTTATTAAAGCATTCATTCAATACGTTATCTGTATTTGTAGGGCATTCCTGGCTGTTTTTGATTAAATTCCAGAATGTTTTATTGAATGGTACTACGTTGTAAATGGTTACAGGTAGCACTTTGTTATTGAGCATGATGCCTGTGTGAGTCAGTGTAAATATACTTTCAGGAGGTAAGAAAGCATCCGATTGATACCAGATTATTAATTTTATTTTACTCCATATGACTGAAAAAGATATTCCGCATGATGGCTGGATAACTGTATCAATCACAATCCACTTCATTTACTTTCCTTGTTTATGCCTTGCTGGTGATGTTCTGAAAAGTATAAATGATATTTTTGAATTAAACCATAGAGCAGAATTATTTTTCTGATGTTGTTTATTGTTTATTTAAATACAGGGTGGTTTATATCTCGTCTTGTAGTTTATCCATGCATATCTGCTTGATAATCAGGTTTTTATTTAAGGTATGGTTTTGTGTTTTTTCTGTATTACATGTCAGGTATTTTAAAGAATTATTTTTCAGATGGTGGAAAGAACCATGGCATTTAAACACTATGATGTTGTCAGGGCGGCGTCGCCGTCAGATCTTGCGGAAAAGCTGACACATAAACTGAAAGAGGGCTGGCAGCCGTTTGGTAGTCCGGTGGCCATAACCCCTTATACTCTGATGCAGGCGATTACAGCAGAAGGTGATGTGGTGGTCAGTGGTGCAACTGAGCCGGATTGGTACTACGTCATCGTACTGGCCGGGCAGTCCAATGCCATGGCTTACGGTGAAGGGCTTCCGCTGCCGGATTCATACGATGCTCCGGATCCGCGCATTAAACAGCTGGCGCGCCGCAGTACAGTGACGCCGGGTGGGGCTGCCTGCAGATATAACGATATTATTCCGGCCGACCACTGCCTGCATGATGTGCAGGATATGAGTACGCTGAATCATCCGAAGGCAGACCTGAGCAAAGGGCAGTACGGCTGTGTCGGCCAGGGGTTACATATTGCCAAAAAACTGCTCCCGTATATCCCGAATAACGCGGGGATCCTGCTGGTACCATGCTGTCGTGGTGGTTCGGCATTTACCCAGGGCGCGGAGGGGACATTCAGTGCGGACACGGGGGCCAGCCAGGATTCGGCGCGCTGGGGTGTGGGTAAACCGTTATATCAGGACCTGATTGCGCGCACCAAAGCTGCATTACAGAAGAACCCGAAAAATGTGTTGCTGGCGGTGTGCTGGATGCAGGGAGAGTTTGACATGAGCGCCGCCACCCACGCACAGCAACCTGCGCTGTTTACAGCCATGCTGACACAGTTTCGTGCTGACCTCTCCGTGTTTAACGCGCAGTGCCATGGTGGCAGTGCTGCAGATGTGCCGTGGATTTGTGGTGACACGACGTATTACTGGAAAAATACATACGCTACCCAGTACGACACCGTGTACGGCGGGTATAAAAACAGGGAGAGTGAGGGCGTTTATTTTGTGCCCTTCATGACAGACGGTAACGGCGTCAATACCGCCACTAACGCGCCGGCAGAAGATCCGGATATTCCGGCATCAGGATATTACGGTGCGGCATCGAGAACGAATGGAAACCAGGTATCATCAAACCGCCCGACACATTTCAGTTCATGGGCGCGCAGGAGCATTATTCCGGATCGTCTGGCAACCGCTATTCTGAACGCAGCCGGGCGCACCTCAGCCTTCATCAGTGGTAAGGCACCGGAAATCAAACCCTCGCCCGGCGGCAACACGCCATCGGGTCCGTCTGCAGATACGTCCGTTCGCACAATCTCCCTGCTGCCGGCAGCCGGAGAGGCTGCTGCGCAGGGCTGGAGCATTAAGGATGGCGGAATTCAGTTGTCAGATGGTGTATTTAAGATCACCAAGCAGAGCAATAAAACCTGGTCCCTGACGCATCCGGTGGATGACGCAATTACCCTGCTGACACAGGGCGGCAGACTGACCTGTAAGTTCCGCCTGTCAGGCGCACTGACCAACAATCAGTTCGGGCTGGGGATTTATCTGTATACGGATGCTCCCGTTCCTGATGGTGTGGCGATGACGGGTACCGGTAATCCGTTCCTGATGTCGTACTTCACTCAGACCACTGACGGCAGAGTGAATCTGATGCATCACAGGAAAGCCGGAAACACGAAGCTGGGGGAGTTCGGCGATTACGGTAACGACTGGCAGACGCTGGAGCTGGTGTTCACCGCCGGCAGTGCCACGGTTACTCCGAAACTGAATGGAGTGGCTGGCCCGGCATTCCAGGTTATAAAAGACGGTCTGACACTGGGACTGAATGCGCTGACGCTGACGGATGTTACAAAAAATGCAGCGTATGGCGTTGAGATAGAAAGTCTGGTGCTGGAGATAAATGCACCGGCAGCATAATAAAAAAAGACCGCGACTGACCTGTGAAAGAAGACGCTGGCTAAAAGGCCTTATATGTTTGTAGAGACTTATTTTTCACAGACAGCAATGATGCCTGTCAATATATTATCAATATGCGGATTGTTTCAGTTACAGATGCTTTATTAAGGAAAAAAACAGCCAGCACTGACTTTCGGTGGAGAGGTGCTGGCTCAGAAGGATAGTTGGATTTCACATGATACTTATGCCTGGCGGTATATTTTCTGACAGACAGTGACGGGTGTTGTCAAGATATTGTGTCATTTATAACCTGAATCAGGGGAGGCCGGAATGTTATCTGGCATTTTTAGCAGAGCCTGAATGCCATAATCACGGCTCCCGGAGTTGGCCGTCAGTGGGTGACACTGGCGGTTTTTTTGTTTTTCTTTACTTTCATTTTCTGTCGGCGGTGACGGAGACATACATCAGATGGAAAAAATCACAACGGGTGTGTCATACACCACGTCAGCGGTGGGGACGGGATACTGGTTACTGCAGCTGCTGGACAAAGTCTCTCCGTCCCAGTGGGTGGCAATCGGTGTGCTGGGGAGTCTGCTGTTTGGCCTGCTGACGTATCTGACTAACCTTTATTTCAAGATTAAAGAAGATAAGCGTAAGGTGGCGCGGGGAGAGTAGTCGATGAATAAACAATACGAACTGGTTGTAAAATGAATATTTCTAACTGAAAAAACGTTCCATGAGGTAAGAAAAGGTCACAGGCAATCAATAACAGGACGTGATGAAAGACCCTTGCATTTGTGTGCTTTCTCTTTAGATAGCAGCAGATACTGAAAATCTGAGTTGTCGGGGAGTCAGGGATACAGCTGTGCAAGAGTTGGTCATTGTGATTCCATTGAAATCCTGTATGCCATGAAGGGCAGGATTTTATGGCTACCTGAGCTTTGGTGATAGTAAGTTGAAAATTCGCATTTTTTGCTGACATGCGTAACGAGAATCCCATAAGCAGGGAGGACTTAATTCTTCATTAACCCATGCGTTGATATTATGTTTCAGCCGTTGAAGCATCAGCGGTGTTAATGTTGTGGTAATAATATCCAGCGTTTTATGTGAGATCTTACCGTAAGGGTCTGCAAGAATGCTGCTTGTTGCTTCGTTATTATCTGCCATCAGAAGAAGTAACTCTGATTTAACGTTTTCTGTCATTAGTTGTAAAAATCTTCTGCGCAAACTTTCTTTACTGTTCATTTATATGGCTTCATTTGTTGTAATCTGCTGCGTCTCAAGGGATATGTTTATGAGAGCGACCATGAGTGTTGGATTATATACCTAACATATCAAGGGATTAGAAATCGATAAATCCCCATGAACGAAAAAATAAAATACGACCTGTCGGCTGCCGTTCTGGCGCTGATTGGTGCAGGTGCTTCTGCGCCTGAAATCCTCGACCAGTTTCTGGATGAAAAGGAAGGTAACCACACCACGGCATACCGTGATGGTGCGGGGATCTGGACCATCTGCCGTGGTGCCATTCTGGTGGATGGTAAGCCTGTTATTCCTGGCATGAAGCTGTCAAAGGAAAAATGCGACCGGGTTAATGCCATCGAACGTGACAAGGCGCTGGCATGGGTGGAGAAAAACATCCGGGTGCCGCTGACCGAACCCCAGAAAGCGGGGATCGCGTCATTCTGTCCGTACAACATTGGCCCCGGTAAGTGCTTCCCGTCGACGTTTTATAAACGAATTAATGCAGGCGATCGAAAAGGTGCCTGTGAGGCGATTCGCTGGTGGATTAAGGACGGTGGCAGAGACTGCCGTATCCGTTCAAATAATTGCTACGGTCAGGTCTCACGGCGTGACCAGGAGAGCGCGCTGGCGTGCTGGGACATCGACAGATAGCAGAATATTTTCCTGAAAAATGACGTTGGCCAACGCGGGTGGATAACACGAAATCCTGAAAACTGGTAAAACCTAAGTGAATAAAAGTAAAAACCCCGTTTGTTGGCAGCAAGCGGGGTTTTGTGTTTTCTGACCTTGAGTAAGGCAAGGGAGAAATTATGGGTAGGGAGGTACTTTCCCTGTGAGGAAGTATAAAAGATTCTTTCTGAGGTTGTCCATTATGAAAGGCATTGAAGTGGAGACGCCAGCCAGTCTGGATTTAACAAGAGCGGCAGCTTTTGCCATTCGTATTGTGGCCATTGCTGTTCTGGTCTGGGCAATCCGTTGGTGGTGATATGAACCGTGTTCTGTGCGTGGTTATCATTGTCCTGCTGGTGGCCTGTGGTGCGCTTAGTCTGGGGCTGAATCATTACCGTGATCACGCCATCATCTACAAAGAGCAGCGCGATAAAAAAGCCAGTGAGCTGGAGCTGGCGAACGCGACAATTACTGATATGCAGATACGCCAGCGTGATGTCGCTGCACTTGATGCCAGATACTCGAGGGAATTAGCCGATGCGAGAGCTGAAAATGAAACTCTGCGTGCTGATGTTGCCGCTGGTCGTAAGCGCCTGCGGATCAACGCCACCTGCTCCGGTACCGTGCGTGAAGCCACCGGCACCTCCGGCGTGGATAATGCAACCGGCCCCCGACTGGCAGACACCGCTGAACGGGATTATTTCATCCTCAGAGAACGGCTGATGGCAATGCAGAAGCAACTGGAAGGAGCACAGGAATATATCCGTACCCAGTGTATACCGTGATGTTTTGTTATGAAGGTGTTACTGGTAACGTTAAGGTAATTTAACAAAGAGTCAGTTCCGGACTTTATAGTGTGCTCAGTTCATGGCCAAAAACGATTTCTGTGATAAATATTTTGAATATTATTTACAGGTAAATGGAGTGGGGCACATGGATAGAAATATTACAATAGAGAATGAAGTATATGCCCGTATTGTATGGGCAGAGAAGGCAAAAACACGGTAATTCCGTGTGTTGCCATGATACCTGATTGGCAGAATAGTTGTTTGGTTTTGAGTATATAGTCAGCGTTTTTTGTTCAGTAATTGCTCCCTCAAAAAATAATAAAATAAGGTGATTATTTTTGTTTATTATTTAGTTTTTTTTGTGTGTTGTTTTATTGTTTTTGCGTGGTTTGTTTTTTATTGTTATTTCATTAAGGGAAGGTAAATTCAGGATGGCAGTCTGTAGATAATCGGAGGTCACTTATGCTACATGATCACGTGGCAGAATGTCTGGAGAAAAAAGGACTGTACCGGAGAGCAGCTGAACGATGGGCAAAAGTGATGGTACAGCTAAGTGATGACCAGAAAAGAAAAGTGGCGGCACAGAAACGAGCAGAGTGTTTGCGTAAGGCGCGCCGGACTCCGGTTTCACCGGTGAACCTGACCGAAATAAAACAAGCGGTCAACAGACTACATTCTGAGTTGGGAATGGGATTTGAAGAGCGGCGGGTATTCCGACGATATAAAGGGACAGGAGAACAGAATACGTCCGGAAACGCGCGGTCAAAAAAATGCTAAAAAATATCTGAGAGAGTTATTGCCTGTTACCATAAGAAAAAGCGACTTTAGTGGTCGCTTTTTGTGTCATATATAAGTCGTTTAAGTAAACCTGTCTGAACAGGTGCTCTGGTCGTGTTTGTCTTTGTTGGGTACAAATTGAGAATATTTTTCATTAATTAATCTTCTTCTGCAGGCTTCAATAACCCACGCTGAAAAATTACCTGAACCTTTCAGGTCAAGAGCGATGTTAATTTGTTCAATTATCTGGTTTGGAAATCGGATGTTGCGGGTTGTTGTTCTGCGGGTTCTGTTCTTTGATGACATAATGTTGCCCCGTATTCAGTGTTGCTGATTTGTATTATCTGAAGTTGCTTTTACGCTAATTTGATGCAGATCAATTAATACGATACCTGCGTAATAATTGATTATTTCTCGTGGTTTGATGGCGTACACACATGTCGTGATAAACCTCATGTAGATGATAATTATTATCATTTTCGTGGGTCCTTTCCGGCGATCCGACAGGTTACGGGGCGGCGACCTCGCGGGTTTTCGCTATTTATGAAAATTTTCCGGGATCCATGTCCGGTTTCTCTTCAAGTTAACTATATGAAAAATATAAAAACAGGTCTTCTGTGAACCGGGCATGAACAAAAAACAGACATGTAAACCGGACATGACCGGTTTGTTGTGATTGTGAGGTGAGAGTTTTTGCGAGGTGAGGAGTGGCTACGCAGACTGAAGTTGCCAGGCATTTAAGTCTGACCGATCGCCAGCTTCGCAGATTGCAGAAATTGCCGGGTGCCCCGATATCGAATAAGCGAGGGCAACTGGATCTGGATGCCTGGCGCGATTTTTACATATCGTATCTGAGGAGAAGTAAAAACGATGTGCCTGATGGCGATAGCGAAGACGACTATGAGGAGAAATTGCTTATTGCCAGATGGGAACTGACAGCAGAACAGGCTGTTACACAGCAGTTAAAAAATGAGGTGTCAAAAGGAAAACTTATTGACACCGGGTTCTGTATTTTTGCCCTCAGTAAGCTGGCAATGGCGTTATCCAGTACGCTTGATTCCATCCCTTTATCCATGCAGCGACAGTTTCCTGATTTAACACCGCGCCATCTTGACCATCTGAAAACCCTTATTGCTAAGGGGGCAAATCAGTGTGCGCGGGCAGGGGATAAATTACCGGATTTACTCGATGAATATATCAGAGCAACAACTGAATAATATGATGGCTGCCGTTTCGGTTGCGCTGCAGCCTCTGGTCAGGGTTGTACCAATGACGGCAGTTGAATGGGCTGATCAAAATTATTATCTGCCTAAAGAATCTTCATATGGTGAGGGAGAATGGAAAACGCTGCCATTCCAGATCGCCATTATGAACTGTATGGGTAACGACCAGGTTCGCACGGTTAACCTGATTAAATCTGCCCGTGTTGGCTATACAAAGATGTTGCTGGGGGGGGGGCGGGTATTTTATTGAGCATAAATCCCGAAACAGTCTGCTTTTTCAGCCCACGGATTCTGCCGCTGAAGATTTTATGAAGTCTCACGTGGAGGCGACGATTCGGAACGTGCCATGCCTGAAAGACCTTTCCCCATGGCTGGGTCGTAAACATCGTGACAATACTCTCACGCTGAAACGCTTTTCATCGGGCGTCGGTTTCTGGTGCCTGGGCGGCGCTGCCGCCAAAAACTACCGTGAAAAATCCGTGGACGTGGTCTGCTATGACGAACTTTCCTCGTTCGAGCCGGATGTCGAAAAAGAGGGCTCGCCAACCCTGCTGGGGGATAAGCGTATTGAGGGGTCGGTGTGGCCAAAATCCATTCGCGGCTCGACGCCTAAAATCAAAGGCACCTGCCAGATCGAAAAAGCCGCTAACGAGTCGGCGCATTTTATGCGTTTTTATGTGCCCTGCCCGCACTGTGGGGAGGCGCAGTATCTGAAATTTGGCGATGAGTCCACGCCTTTTGGGCTTAAATGGGAGAAGGACAGCCCCGAAAGTGTTTTCTACCTCTGTGAACATCATGGCTGCGTGATCCATCAGTCTGAACTGGACCAGAGCAACGGGCGGTGGATCTGTGAAAACACGGGCATGTGGACCCGTGACGGTCTGACGTTTTTCAGCGCCCGGGGTGATGAAATTCCGCCGCCGCGCTCCATCACGTTCCATATCTGGACGGCGTACAGTCCGTTTACCACCTGGGTACAGATAGTCTATGACTGGCTGGATGCACTGAAAGATCCCAACGGCCTGAAAACCTTTGTGAACACCACGCTGGGCGAGACCTGGGAAGAAGCCGTGGGCGAAAAACTCGATCACCAGGTACTGATGGATAAGGTCGTGCATTACACGGCGGCGGTACCTGCCCGGGTGGTTTATCTGACGGCGGGCATTGACTCGCAGCGAAACTGTTTTGAGATGTATGTCTGGGGATGGGCACCGGGAGAGGAAGCTTTTCTGGTGGATAAAATCATCATTATGGGCCGTCCCGATGAGGAAGAGACGCTGTTACGTGTGGATGCGGCGATCAACAAAAAATACTGCCATGCAGACGGAACCGAAATGACCATTTCCCGTGTCTGCTGGGACACCGGGGGGATCGATGGTGAAATTGTCTATCAGAGGTCAAAAAAACACGGTGTTTTCCGGGTGCTGCCGGTAAAAGGCGCATCTGTCTATGGCAAGCCGGTGATCACCATGCCAAAAACCCGCAATCAGCGGGGCGTGTATCTGTGTGAAGTGGGGACGGACACCGCAAAAGAAATTCTCTATGCCCGTATGAAAGCCGATCCCACTCCTGCGGATGAAGCCACGTCGTATGCCATCCGTTTTCCTGATGATCCGGAGATTTTTTCGCAGACAGAGGCGCAGCAACTGGTGGCGGAAGAGCTTGTGGAGAAGTGGGAAAAAGGAAAGATGCGTCTGCTGTGGGATAACAAAAAGCGGCGTAACGAAGCGCTGGACTGCCTGGTGTATGCCTACGCGGCATTACGTGTGTCCGTGCAACGCTGGCAGCTTGATCTGGCTGTACTGGCAAAATCCCGGGAAGAAGAGACGACCCGGCCAACCCTGAAAGAACTGGCAGCGAAGCTGTCCGGAGGAGTGAATGGTTACAGTCGCTGAACTACAGGCGCTACGTCAGGCGCGCCTTGATTTATTAACCGGTAAACGGGTGGTGTCTGTCCAGAAAGATGGTCGCAGAATTGAATATACGGTGGCTTCTCTGGATGAGCTTAACCGGGCGATCAGTGATGCGGAGTCGGTACTGGGGACAACCCGACGTCGCCGTCGTCCGCTGGGAGTGAGGTTATGAAACGAACGCCTGTCCTGATTGATGTGAACGGCGTTCCGCTTCGTGAGAGTCTCAGCTACAACGGGGGCGGCGCAGGATTTGGCGGGCAAATGGCGGAGTGGTTGCCACCGGCGCAGAGTGCCGATGCAGCCCTGCTGCCTGCGTTGCGTCTGGGGAATGCCCGGGCAGATGATCTGGTGCGCAATAACGGGATAGCGGCCAATGCGGTGGCCCTGCATAAGGATCATATTGTCGGGCATATGTTTCTGATCAGCTACCGTCCGAACTGGCGCTGGCTGGGGATGCGGGAGACTGCGGCAAAAAGTTTTGTCGATGAGGTGGAGGCGGCCTGGTCGGAATACGCCGAAGGGATGTCTGGCGAGATCGACGTGGAAGAGAAACGCACGTTTACGGAATTTATTCGTGAAGGTGTGGGCGTTCATGCGTTTAACGGCGAAATCTTTGTGCAGCCGGTCTGGGATACGGAGAGCACGCAACTGTTTCGTACGCGTTTTAAAGCCGTGAGTCCGAAACGGGTGGACACGCCAGGACACGGTATGGGGAACCGTTTTCTGCGGGCCGGTGTGGAGGTCGATCGATATGGTCGTGCCGTTGCGTACCATATCTGTGAGGATGATTTTCCGTTCTCTGGGAGTGGACGATGGGAACGGATCCCGCGTGAACTTCCCACCGGGCGTCCGGCCATGCTGCATATTTTCGAGCCGGTGGAGGACGGGCAGACCCGTGGGGCCAATCAGTTTTACAGCGTCATGGAACGGCTGAAGATGCTCGATTCCCTGCAGGCAACACAGCTTCAGTCGGCCATAGTGAAGGCGATGTATGCAGCGACGATTGAAAGTGACCTTGATACCGAAAAGGCCTTTGAATATATCGCCGGTGCGCCGCAGGGGCAGAAGGATAATCCGCTTATTAATATTCTGGATAAGTTCTCCACCTGGTATGACACGAATAGCGTGACGCTGGGCGGTGTCAAAATTCCGCACCTTTTCCCCGGTGATGATCTGAAACTTCAGACCGCGCAGGATTCAGACAATGGATTTTCGGCGCTTGAACAGGCGCTGCTGCGGTATATCGCCGCCGGTCTTGGCGTTTCCTACGAACAGTTGTCCCGTGATTACTCGAAGGTCAGTTATTCAAGTGCCCGCGCATCCGCCAATGAGTCGTGGCGCTATTTTATGGGGCGGCGAAAATTTATTGCGTCCCGGCTGGCCACGCAGATGTTTTCCTGCTGGCTGGAAGAGGCACTTCTTCGGGGGATTATTCGTCCGCCACGGGCACGTTTTGATTTTTATCAGGCGCGATCAGCCTGGTCACGGGCAGAGTGGATTGGTGCCGGAAGAATGGCCATTGACGGGCTCAAGGAGGTTCAGGAATCAGTGATGCGCATTGAGGCCGGACTGAGCACGTATGAGAAAGAGCTGGCGCTGATGGGCGAGGATTATCAGGACATTTTCCGCCAGCAGGTCAGGGAATCTGCAGAGCGGGAAAAAGCCGGACTCTCACGTCCGG